TCAGGCGCTCAGACGGTCCACCAGCGACACCACCACACGGGCCTCGTCGACATAGCGCGCCCTGATCGCGGCGATGCGTTTTGCGGTCCAGCCGACGATCCGGGCGATCTCCTCATCGGTCAGCCCCTTGACGGCCAGCCAGGTCACATAGGTTCCGCGCAGATCATGGATGCGGCGGTCGAATTCCTTGGGCTTGGTCCGCTGCCAGACGGTCTCCAGCCCGCTCTCGGTCCACGCCTTGCCCCGGCTGTTCAGCAGGACCGGGCCAGAGCGGTGCGGCAGGGCGTCGAGCCAGGCGCGCAGTTCGGGATAGACCGGGATCACCGCTCGCCCGCCGCGCTTGCGCGTTGTGAGAATGATGGCCTTGTCGCCAACCTCGGCCCATGTGAGCCGCACCAGATCGCCCAGCCGCAGGCCGGTCATGGACGCGAGTTCGAGCGCGCGCACGACGTGGGCAGGGACGACCGGCTGGCCCTCGCTGTCCAGCGCCCGCACCGCGTGCCAGTGGCGGTCTTCCCACACCTGATCCGAGAGGTTGGCGCGGTGCAGCTGCCTGATCCGGGCCGCGTGGTTGACCGGCAGCATGGCGCGCTCGACCGCCCAGCCGAGCAGGGTTGCCATCATGACACTGGCCTTGTCGGCGGTGCGCGGCCTGTCGGCCCAGGTGTCTCGCCATGCGATGATGTCGCCCCTGATCCGGGGGTCGGCAAAGGCCGCCAGCGGAGCCTTGCCGAACCGCTGCGAGATGCGGTCCAGCCACAGCCGGTAATCACGCCGCGTGGCAGCGGCGAGCGCGCCGAACTCCGGGCTGGCGCAGTACTCGCTGACCAGCCGGTCGATGTTCAGCTCGTCGCGGCGCGCCGTCTCCATCCGCGCCTGCCGCTGTCTGTCGAGCAGATCGAGAGTGATCACCGGGCGAACATGCGACCTGTGGATGCACGGCCCGCCGCGCCAGGCGTAGACATACCAGGTGGTGCCGGAGGCGTTCCGCTTCCGCACGATGTGCAGTCCCGTCACGACCCTAGTCCTTCTGGAGCCTCTTCCACTGGTCATACGCGTTCCCCGTGCCGGCCGACTCGCCTGCAGGGGGATAGACGCGCACACCATCGGCGAGGATGTCAATGCAGCGCTCGGCTGGATTGATCCCGTAGGACCTCAGCAGGTCCAGCATCTCGCGCACCTCGGAAAGAGGCACCAGGCGCCGCCGCGCAGTCATGCAGCTGACCTCCGTTGTTCCTGTTCCTCGACGAGATCAATCAGAGCCTGCCAGTCGTCCTCAATGATATGGTAAAGGTCCCAGTGCCGGTCATCGCAGAACTCAAGGCTGGAGAGCCATGCGCGGCGAGCAGCCATCAGGAACCGGGAGAGGCCGCATCCGGGCCGGGCGCGCACCGTAAGGGCGTCACCGCGCTGGAGCACCAAGGGGATGACCGCGCGGGCCGCAGCGAGATAGTCCACCTGCAGCGGAGCCCGGACATCCCGGTATCTTCCGCCGACACGGCCGCCTGCTGCTGTCCAGTCCTTATCGGAGGCGAAGGCATGGTCGAAATCGTCCTCGAGTTCTTTAGCGATCAGCCGCGCGACGGCCTCGACGAGGTCGGGCGCGCCAGTCATTGCATCGACCTCGGCAGGGGCGGCTGCCAAGTGTAGGTGTGGAAGGAGGATGGCCTGAAATACCTCTGCTCGTAGTGTTGCGGTTCGCGCCGGTCAGCGAGACCCGCATCGACGCAGGCGACGTGGAGCGTGATCTCCATCTTCTCAATCTCCATGGCAGCCCAGTTCAGGTCTGCCTCCAGCTTCTGTCTTGCGGTGCGCGAGATGCTGTCCGACAGGGCGCGGTCGCGCATACGGTTGTAACGCTTCCTTTCCGCGAGCAGACGCCTTGCGAGAGCGGCGAGGCGCTCGCAGTCCTCAAATCTCATCATGGGGTTTCTCCGTGGTACCGGCGCACGCAGCCATCTCTGACGGCAGAGACGATCCGGGCGCGTCCGGGGATGGATGGCAGATGTGTGTCGAGCCAGTCCGCGATGGCTGCCTCGACCTCGACGACGATGCCGGCAGCAATCCTGACATCGCGCGTGTCGAAGGCGATGCCGGCCCGGTGCAACATTGCGGCAGCGTCGAGCCTGTCCTGTGTCTCACGCTCTGTCATTTCGCGCTCCCCGGGAGGCGCTCGGCTGGTATGTGGAAGACAGGCGCGCCGTTGGGTGCGCGCGGGATGATCACGCCGGCCAGCAACTCGATTGCCCGCGCGCGGCGGCGCTTCCGCCGGATCCAGCCGCGGTCCTCGAGCTCAGCCAGCAGCCGAAAGGCGCTGGATCTGCCGCGCAGGCCGAGTGCTGCAGCGATTTCCTCAAGCTTGGGCGAAATGCCGTCGTGTGCCTCCTGATAGCCCGCGATGTATCGCAGCGCGGCCTGCTGGCGGCTGGTAGGCGGCCACGGACCTGTCATGATCATAGAATCCTCGCCGCGAACCGGACGGCATGGAATACGAACAGGACGGCAAAGGCGGCGATCACCGCATAGGAGAACCGGGCTGTCAGGCGATCCAGGCGGGCGACAAGCGCCCGGCTTTCAGCGTCCGTCAATTCGCCGGCAAGGCATTGTTTGACCAGATGAAGCACTTTCGAACTCCCAACGCCCGCACGGGGCGGGCTGCAGGAGCAAGAATGTGCGACATAATCGCACAAGTCAAACGAAATTATCGCACACCTTTCCTAACCGGCGGGCTCGCCCGGCAGGGCTTCAGGCGCCGATCCGGATCGTATCTTGGCCAGTAGGCGACGGTACCAGTTCTCAGCATGGCGCAACTGACGTCCTCGCCCGCCGGAGTCATGCACCACGCAGCTGTTCGATTGCCGCCAGCGCTCCCGGTTGAGCGGCACCGCAATGCCGGACCAGTCACCATAATATGCCCCTCGCGCGTGCGGCCAATCTGTCGGCCGACTATGCCCACGAGCGCATCACGCGCATCCTCGGCCCGGACGGGCGGACAAGGCTGCCCTCCGCGACAAGCGCCGTCCATCTCCCGGGCGGCGATCCCTGCCAATCGCACCCGTGGGCCTTCTGCGCACCAGACAGGTCCATCGCCGTCCCAAACGCGGATCGGTGTGCATACGAAAGTCTGCCCGGGAGCCACGACTGCTGCAGCCAGCGCAGCGAGCATCAAAGGAACCACCCCGCAAAGCCAAGCAACGTCAGAGCGCCGTAGAGGAACAATTCTACTCGAAAACAGAGACTTGGCTTGCTCTCTTCGCGGTCTTCCCAATCGCGCATCATACTTGGCGCCCGATCCAGATCACGCGCCCGATGACATACATTTCATCATCCACAGCATTTACCGGAGAGACGGCAGGATTGTCCGACATGAGCGCATAACTGCCATTCGGCAGGCGACGCACACGTTTGATCATACCAAGGTCGCCATAGGAGACCGCCCAGATCCGATCCTGTTTCGTGATCTGGCGCTGTGCTGTATCGATCAGAACCATGTCGCCATCGAGCAAGGTGGGCTGCATGCTGTCGCCCTCTCCGCGCGCGACAAAGAGATCGGCAAGAGAGCCTCTCATGATGGTGCGCAGCCAATCCATCGGAAAGGGCACAATTCCGACATGCCGGTAATCATCGAAGACCGCGCCGCCGCCCATTGAGTATCCTAGCTCGAGCTCGGGCACCAGTCCGAAACCTAGCTGCTTCGCCAGATCTTCCGGAGTGGGCATGATCGTGCCACCGGGATCGATTCCCGCCAAGGCCAGAACCCGGGATGGCTCCACCCCGTGATCCTTGAGGACATCGGCCAGGCGCTTGGCGAGATCTAGGGGCAGATGCTTCTTCTTGAACTTGTTGACATCTTCGTAGGCCGCGTAGGTCGAGTACGGCATACCCAGCTGATCCGCCAGAGCGCGAACCGTAAGGTCCGCCTCCTCGCGCAGTCGCTTCAATCGGAGGTTCACAGCTTCCATCGCAGCAGCATGCGAATTTTCCGCACACCGTCAGTGCGAAAAAATCGTTGCCTAATGTGCGAGCTTGTCGCACATAGCGGTTCATGGATAATGCAAGCATCTTCAGTCGCTTTGGCGGTGTGCGCCGAATGGCCGAACATCTCGGCGAGCCACCTTCTACAGTCCAGAGCTGGAAACTGGTCGGTCGCATTCCTGCGGCGAAGCAGCCCGCTGTGCTGGCGAAGGCGCGTGAGCTGGGCCTGCCTGTAGCGGCGGAGGATATCATTTTTCCGCTGGGGCGCGGGCAGCCAAACATGGAAACCGATGACGGTCGCGTCGTCATTTGCGATGTCTGTGAGCGCCCGGTCGGCGCAGATACACCGGCCGCCTGCACCTTCATCGATTGTCCACACGCGCGGCGCTCCATGAACATGGGGATGGCGGCGTGATCGCCGTTCCGCGGCATTCCAGTGCTTCACATGGCGGAGATCCGCCATGGAAATGATGCCCGAATTTTCCGCCGCTCGTGCCGTCGTTCTGATCCGCGACACGCTGCACATGTTTGTCGGTCACGGTCGACGTTTTTCCTGGGCAGATCTGGCAGCCGCCACCGGGGACAAGGAGCGCAAACTGCGATCCTATGTGGAACTGGATGGTCCGCTGATGCCGCTCGATGTATTCATGCGGGTCTTCGCAGTCCTTCCGCCGGAGGCATTCGCCAGGGTCGCCCGCCGCATGGGCTACAGCGTGGCTCTGCTGCAGGTGGACGATGATGTCACTGTCCGACGCGCGCTGTCACAATCCGCGCGGCTGGTCGCGGACGGGAACGAGTTTCTCGAGGATGGCCGGCTTTCACCGCGCGAGCGCGCTCAGCTCGCCGAAGGAGCGGCGGCGCTCCTTCCAGTGCTGCAGGCGATCGCGGCACGCTGCGCACCCGACGACAAGGTTGCAGGGAGGATGGGGGAGTGACAAGCAACCTCGAACTGTCTTGGACAGGCTTCGATCCTTTCCGGCCATGGATCCGCGAGAGCGCGGATCGTGCTCGGCGTCTATTCGCTAACCAAGGTGTGCACGGTGCGGCTGTCTGTTTCGCCAGCCTGCATCCGCGCGCGATCGAATATCTTGAGCAGGCGCCCGTGCTGGCGCTGGCGGCCAGTCATGGGGGGCGGGCCCGCACGAAGCAGGAGCGTGCCTGGATAGCCTTCAAATTCCTGCCGCTGATCGCAGATGGTCGGCGACTGCGCGACCTTATGCACGCTGGCGGCGTGGCATGGCCGCTGCGATCCATATCCGCCACTGCCATCAGGCCCGGCGTCTGGCCCATCATCCATGACATTTCGCGGCTGGTCGATCCTTCGACGATCAGCCAGTCCATTCCGCCTGCACAGCAGCGGCACAGGGGTTGGCTGGCTGACATCGACGTGGTCTGGGACGCCCTTCAGCGCCGCAATCCGGACGAGACGGCCAACGCTCCGATGCTGCGATGGATGACGATGGCACGAGGTCGTCATCGGCAGGCCATCGGTTACGTGCCGGACGCAGGTCAGATCGCTGATTTTCTGGTCGCGCAGCACGCCCGCTGGAACCCGCGATGGACCTGGCAGCGTCTGCTCCGCGAGACAGCCGATTGGCACGATGCCGTGGCGGCAGATGACATGCGGTCGTGCGCCGCCGCTGTTTCCTATGGCGACTGGCCGGACCGGGCCAGCATCGATGGCTGGGAGTTCCGCGCCCTGCGCTCGGCTCGACAGCTCGCCGCCGAAGGGCGCGCCATGCGCCATTGCGTGGCCAGCTATTGGCCCGATGTCCGGGCGCGATTGTCGCGCATCTACTCCGTTCGGCAGGACGGAATGAGGGTGGCGACGGCCGAGTTTGTCGGCGGAGAACTGATTCAGATCCGTGGACCAGGAAACACGAGAGTGGATCCCACAGCAGTGCGGGCTGCTCGCAGGTTCGCGGCGGCGAGGAGGTGACCGGTCATGCAAGGGGAACTCATCCAGCGGATGGCGACACTAATTGACGCGCTGATGCCGATGCTGGCGGCTGCAGCCCAGCGCGAGCGGCGCGCCGCCCACAACGGTCTGCGCCAGATCTCATGGGAGGAGCGCCATGCCGAGGCGAGGCGACTTCTCGATCTGGCCGTCGCTGCCGGTGCCTATGTGCCTGAGGAGGATGAGGCATGACGTCTCCACCACGACAGCGCCGCCGGATGGACCCGGTGGAGGCGATACTGCGCCGGCAGCGCTATCTGCCGCGCCAGCTCGCTGCCGCCCGCTGCAAGCTAGAAACACTGCGCAGGGAGGCCGTCCGGCTGGGAATGCCGGAGCTGATCATCGCCGACGACCTGGCGGAGCGGAGGATGCGGAGTCAACACGGAGCTGCGGAAGGGAGGGAGCCGTGAAGATTATCCACCTCGAAGCAGCGGCGATCGGACTTATCTGGATCTTCGGCGTCGTCAATGCGCTCTGGCACCTGCTGCAGAAGGTGGCAGGATGAGCTGGGAGACGCAGGCATGGGCTGCCCGCCAGCGGCCCGGATCGGCAACCGCGAAACTGGTGCTGCTCGGGCTCGCATCCTGTGCTGATGCCAATCACCGCGCTTGGCCCTCGATCCAGTGGCTCTGCGATTTCAGCGACCTCAACCGCAAGACCGTGATCGCTGCCCTGCAGCGGCTCGAGGACGGCATGTTCCCTCTCATCGAGGACACTGGCGAGCGGCGCGGGCAGACCGGTCAGATCAAGGTCTACCGGCTGGCTGTGCCGACCAGTGCTGATGCGCTGGCGAGCGATCCGCCCGCACTGAGGGTGACGGAAACAGTCCCGAAAACGGAACAGTTCCAGAAACGGAACAGTTCCGTTTTTGGCGGCAAAGAGTCCCAAAAACGGGACACGGAACCTGTAAGGGAACCATTCATACCCCCCGCACCAGCTGAAGCTGGTGCGGGCCCCCACGTGGATCCGGACCGTGCTGACCGCCAATCTGCAGACCGGCGTGGCTCGCGACTGCCGGACGACTGGTCACCGCCCCCCGTGGCTGATCTCCAGCCCATGGCGCGCAAGCTCGTCGAACAGTGGCCGCCTGGCGCCTACGCCGCGGTCTGCGAGACCTTCCGCCTGCACTGGCAGACTGTGACCGGCGCCAGCGCCCGGAAGCGGAACTGGAGCGCGGCGCTGGCCAAATGGCTGATGACCGACCATCCGCGTGTGATGCGCGCCGCTAAGTCGGGTGTCAGCTTTGCCTCGCCGCCGAGCCAGTCGCAGACACAGGTGTCTGCGTCTCCGCCCGTCCCGGTCGCAGCCAAGGCTGATGAGGACGGCCGCTCGCACGCGATTCATGGCGCCCTCCGTCGCTCGTTGGGAGTGATGCTCTACGACACATGGATCGCGCCCTGTGCGATCCTGTGCGACGACAGTCGGGTCACGATTGTGACTGGCAGCGAGTTCCAGAGTGGCTGGATCGCTGACCGTTTCGAGGCTCGCATCAAGGCGGCGGCCCGGGCCGCCGGGATCGCAACGCCATGGATCCGCTATCGCGCCGAGCAGCGGACTGCGCTCAGTCCCTGCGATGCCTGAGCATGTCTGGACCGCGCAGGATGTGGCCGACCGCTTCCGCGAGGCGGTCATCACCCTGCGGCGCCTGCCGCCAGTGAAGGTGCAGGGCTATTTCAATCTCTGGTCGGCCATTCATACCTCCGAGGAACTGGCCGCGATGGAACCACGTCCGCTTCGGATCACACCATCACCGTCAGCTATCTCGCGACTGGAGGAAACGATGTACTGGGTGCTGTGGATCGAAGAGGAGGAGCGGCGTCTGGTCTGGGCCCGGGCAGCGCGGGTGCCGTGGAAGCGGGTGTGCTGGCAGTTGGGCTGCGACCGCACCACCGCCTGGCGACGCTGGCAGCGGGCGCTGTGGACCATCGCCGGCCGGCTCAACGCTGCACACCGATGAGATGCAACATTTTCGTGCGCGACAGATGCAACATCGTGCTGGTATATCCGTGACAGGATCGCAAGAGGCGCGCCCGCCGCGGTCTTGCTCTCGCTGATCGACGAGTTTCCGGGTCCTTCCCGGGCGGTTTCGGGTGCTGGCGGGCGAGGCGCGGCGTATCGCCAGCGACAGGGCCGGATTTTTGGGAAGCCACCCCCGCCAGACGGAAGCCACCGGCTGCCTGAGGGCACAAGAAAACCGCGTGATTTCCGCTCCATAGCCACAAGCCCGGGGTGGCTTGCGGGTGGCTTCCTGCTGGGCTGCGGAATCCACCCGGAGTCCACAGGCGATCCACCGTGGAGTCCACCGCAGGATCCACTCTCCTGGCGGCCACCAGCGCCGGTGCCGCCGCTCCCGCGTTCCTGACCCCTCATCGGTTCCTCTTTTCCATGACCCTTGCCTTTGCCCCCGACCGGATCGAGACGTGGCCGCTCGAGCGCCTCAAGCCCTATGCCGGGAACGCGAAGCAGCATGGGGCCGAGCAGGTGGCGCGGATCGCTGCCAGCATGGCCGAGTTCGGCTGGACCGTGCCCTGCCTCGTGGCCGAGGACGGCGAGCTGATCGCGGGCCATGGCCGCGTTCTGGCGGCGATCCAGCTCGGACTGACCGAAGCGCCGGTGCTCGTGCTCGGGCATCTCACGCCCGCCCAGCGCCGCGCCTACCGCATCGCCGACAACCGGCTGACCGACCTCGGCACCTGGGACGAGGCGCTGCTCTCGGCCGAGTTGCAGGCCCTGCTGGCCGAGGACTTCGATCTGGGGCTCACCGGCTTCGATGATGGTGAGCTCGACCGGCTGCTGGCGCTCGATCCGGATGCCGGCGATGAGGATGGTTCTGCTTCGGTTCCGCCCGTCGTCATCCCCGAGCCGCCGCGCAACCCGGCGTCGCAGACGGGCGATCTCTGGATCCTCGGGCACCATCGGCTGCTCTGCGGTGACAGCACCAACCACGATGATGTCCGCCGCCTGATGAACGGCGAGCGCGCCGTGCTCTTTGCCACCGACCCGCCCTATCTGGTCGACTACGACGGCGCGAACCACCCGACGCGGAACAAGGACTGGTCGGCGTCCTACGGCGTGACCTGGGACGACAGTTCGCAGGGCGCGGAGCTCTACGACGGCTTCATCGCCGCCGCGGTCGCCGAGGCGATCACCGAGGACGCGGCCTGGTATTGCTGGCACGCCTCGCGCCGTCAGGCGATGCTGGAAGCCTGCTGGGAGAAGGCCGGCGCCTTCGTGCACCAGCAGATCATCTGGGTGAAGGACCGCGGGGTGCTCACCCGCTCGCACTACCTGTGGAAGCACGAGCCCTGCTTCATGGGCTGGCGCCGCCCGCACCGTCCGCCCAAGGTGGCCGAGGAAACGCTGCCCTCGACCTGGGAGATGGCCGTGCCTGCCGGCGAGGAGCGGCCCGATCATCCGACGCCCAAGCCGCTCGAGGCCTTCGCCATCCCGATGCGCCAGCACGTCGAGCGCGGCGGGCTTTGTTATGAGCCGTTCTCCGGCTCGGGCACGCAGATCATCGCTGGCGAGGCCAATGGCCGGCGCGTTCATGCCATGGAGATCAGCCCGGCCTATGTCGATGTCGCGGTCGAGCGCTGGCAGGCCGCCACGGGCCGCGAGGCGATCCTCGAGGGCGACGGACGGACCTTTGCAGAGGTGAAGGCCGAGCGGCTTTCCGCCGCGCCGCAGACCGCCGCCGAGAGCGTCGGTGCAGGCGCTGGCGAGGCGGCGAGCGGATCGAAGCCGAAGCGCAGGCGGGCAGGACAGGGATGAAGCAGTCCCGCCTCATGTCGCTGGTGGAGGCGCTGGCCAATGTCGTGGTCGGCTACGGCGTCGCGGTCGTCACGCAGATCCTCATCTTTCCGCTGTTCGGCCTGCATGCGACGCTCGGGCAGAACCTGATGATCGGCGCCATGTTCACGCTGGTGAGCCTTGCGCGCTCCTATGCGCTGCGGCGGCTGTTCGAGCAGCTGCGGGAGCGCCAGACGATGGGGCAAGGATCGGCAAGGCCTGATCGGTCGGAGACATGACTGCCAACGGCACTTCTGCCCCCATGGGCATGAGCGAGCGGCAATATGCGGCCCATGCCGGCATCTCGCGCGGCGCGGTGCAGAAGGCGCGCGCCGCCGGCAGGCTGGTGCTGCATCCCGACGGCTCGATCGATGCCGCCGCTTCCGATGTGCGCCGCGCCGAGACCACCGATCCGGCCAAATCCCGCCGCGGCCCGGCAGAGCGCGTCAGGCCCGTGCCCGAGGCCGCCGTCGCCGCCGTGGGCGAGACGCTGCGCGAGCAGGGGCTGGCCGCGCCGCCGGCGAACAGCCCAATGACCTTCCTTCAGGCGCGCACCGCCAACGAGGTGCTGAAAGCCCAGGAGCGGCGCATCCGGCTGCAGAAGCTCAAGGGCGAGCTGGTCGAGCGCGCCCGTGCCGAGGCGCTGGTCTTCCGTCTGGCGCGCGAGGAGCGCGAGGCATGGATCACCTGGCCGGCGCGGGTTGCCGCGCTGATGGCGGCAGAGCTCTCGGCCGCATGCAGCAGGACCATCGGCCAGGACATCACGATCGAGGCGGCGGTGATGCAGAAAGCCCTGGAGACCCATGTCCGCAGCCACCTCGAGGACCTCGGCGCGCCGCGCGCACCCAAGCTCGGCTGAGCAGCCTGAGCATGAGGACTTCGCCGGGGCCGATGCGATCCTGCGCGCCTGGGCACGCGGGCTCGCGCCCGATCCGCTGCTCGCGGTCTCCGCCTGGGCCGATCGCCACCGGATGCTCGCTCCGCGCGCCTCGGCCGAGCCGGGGCGCTATCGCACGGCGAGAACGCCCTACATGCGCGAGATCATGGACCGGCTCGGTCCGCACGATCCGGTGCAGCGGGTG